TACTCATCCACCACTAACGATAAGCTCTACCAGAGTCGCGCCGGCGATGGCCTTACTCACATGCTGGCTGGTAGTGGCAGAGTAACGACTCTTACCGCGCACATTGAGCTGGTACTTTGTACCATCCGGGGCAGTTACGCCGATCAGCATACGGTAGGAGTACAGGTTGCCATCATGAGTCGAGTAGTTACCGTTGTTCGATTGTGCGTCGGTTCCAGCGTGCCAGGCAGCGGCTACATTCTTGTTGTTCGTGCGTTTCATGGTCAATTCTCCTGTTTGGTTAGTTGTGACCAGTATATATCGGTCACATTAAAGACATATGAGAGGAAGATGAGTAATTGATAAGCTTATCGATAACCGCTCAAAGACCGAAACTCGGCAATACCATCTTCTGATACTAGAACACAATTATGGCCTTCATCGTTATCGGTCTTGGCATCACAGGCGATATTGTAGGCGTCAGTATCAACCAAAATAGTTGTTACTCGCCCATTGGTGCGCTCTACCGTGTAGTAACGGTAAATTTCTGTCGTAACCGTCGTTACTGGTGCCGCAGGTTTAACCCACCAAGAAACGAAAGCGTAAAGGCCGATGAAGAAGATCGTAAGCGTAATCCATTGCTTGATGGTAACGCCCCGATGTTCTGGCAAAACGATCTTCTTAGATCGTTTAGGCGAGTGAGTACCCTTGACAGCCTTAGTCTGGCGTCCAGCGTGGCGTGGGTTATGCAAGCCCTTGCCCACCGTCGTATTTGCTCGTGTAGCCCGATTGTACGCTGCGAGTGCACCTGTTTTTGCCATGATCGTATCCTTACTTGGTTAGTTGTGACCAGTATATACTGGTCACATTAGGAGAACATGAGAGGAAGATTAGAGTCCGGTGACACCTTCGGCAACGCTGAAAGTAACCTGTGTAGGATATTCCAAAGCTTCCATAACACACAGCAGGTTATAGGATTCTTCATCCTGCGGATTGATGGTATGGCCTTTCAGGTCAATCTGAAAAGTATACATGAACCGAAACGCTGCATTGTATCCATGAAACATTGCCGATTCCAGAATTCCGGCAAAAGCGATGTCTAACGCTCCTACAGGTTCCGCCTTGCCGACGATGAATTCCATATCATAGTATTCATCGGGCGCAATATCGGTGTACAATTGCATGGCCTGGGTGAGAGTCTGCACGGTGTCGAGTTCGTGATCTTTGTACATTACCTTAATCATAGTCTCTACTTCCTTAGCATCTTAGACGAATAGGTGAATGATGTCTGTGTAAAGCGTGCGATCAGTGTACGCTTTCCGGTTTTGTAGTCAATCCGCCACACATTACCGCTGGCAAACTGATGGTAATCTCGCTGCCATTTTGAAGTATTGAGTTTTACGCGCTTTCCGGCAGAAATGCCGATAATCTCATAGGTGTATATCGGTCTGCATTCGTACCAACGATTTTCCCATGTCTTAGCGTAGTAAACGTCTTTATCGTCGGGCGATTGCCGCGTTTCTACGATTGTATCGATATAACTATGAACCGGGCCGGGAATACCATCTTGCATAGGTAAGCCGAATAACTCCGCCCAATCATTGTCTATACGATGAACACTGTAACACCATTGCATTGTCGTTTCTCCTTGATTGACACTATCATATGCCACTAAGATTAGCGGCACATGAGAGCCAGATGAGTAGATTATGAGCGTTTGTACGCTTTCAACTTGCAATAATCGCCAGATGACGGGTAATGAGTCCCATAGTAGCGGATTCCATTATCGCCCATGACCACTATCGACACGCGGCCTTGCCGATTGCGAGATGAATGATAGGTTACTCGGCCTAACTTATCGCCCAGCCAAGTTGTAATGTAGGACATATCGCTTGTAATATAGGCCGTATATTCGGTAGGCGGATTCTGGTGCCATTGGTATAGCTCAATGGCGCTTCGTTCTTCGTTGGTAATCTGGCAATCCTCTGGACATTCGCCCTGCTTGTAGCATGTACGATTGCCTAGCCACGCCTTAAAACGCTCAGAGATGGCTTTCAGGTGGTTATATTGTTCGGCGGTAATCATTGTCGGTTCCTTTCGTTCGATGAAACCACTATAGCCCGGCAAGATTAGAGGAACATGAGAGCCGGATGAGCGTTTGATGAGAACCGGCCTACCCCACAATTATGAGAGGAAGATGAGAGCCAGATGAGCGTTTGATGAGAAAAATTACGGTCTTCTCCGGCCCGGCTTGACGGCCCCTCATAGGACATATATAATACTCTAAATATATACCCCCGGCTAGACTAGCTAGAGGAGAAGCAGAAAATGCTCAACGTTCTGGAAAAGGTTTACGAAAATCCTGATCTGGCAGCCATCTACAACGGTCTTATCGAACCTACCGGGGTCGAGATCATCGACTCCCATAAGTGGTTTGTAAGAATTGGCTTTGAGACTATAAAAGGCCCCATATACGTAGGTGTACGCATACCAAAAGCAGCGGAGCAGATCGACGGTTACATCGGCCTTGCTTTATGTACCTATAGGGATATGATTGATCTATTCCATTGGCTTCATACCATCCGCTTCGAGACCGGAATGATGTTGATGAGTTGGGCTGCGGAGCCGCACCACAAACTTCAGAATTACTCACCCCGCTATTGTGGGTTGGACTTAGGCAGTATCAAAGACCCCGACATCATTTCATTGGGTAAGGGCTACCTGATCTCCGATCAGCTTTTTCGTAAGCTACGTCTGTGGCACCGAGGTAGCTCCCCGTATCATTTTCACAAATGTTATCTTGTAGTAGGTGGTACTACATAAGGGTAGTGCAAAACAAGGATAGTGCAAATCCGGGAGGGGTCAGATCGGTCAGGGGTTATAGTGCAAATCCGGGTAGGAACAAAAAGATGAGGGGTTCAGCCCCTCATCACATACGATAGTCCGTACCTCACAACTTCTTCTCCGCGCCTGCGCCCGAACAATTCGATGGCTCGCCTCAGTACCACATCCTGATGCTGCCACACGTACCGCTCATGCCGATAGTTCTCTGGCTGTACATAGATGGTATGGGTCTCGGTCGATGACTGCGGGCCATACCACGTATCGTTGTACTTGATCGAGCTAGGCATCTCCGGGGCTTTCGGGGGGTTAGCTACGAGTGATAACACCAACACCTTCCACTGACAGGTTATCACCCCCTGATGCTCATTGTGCCAGGCCCGCAGTGATGCTTCTCTCAGCAGTTGCAAAATCTTATCTTGAATATCCGAACGTTCACGTACCATGATAGCTCCTTTGTTGGGAGTATCATAGCATGTCTAATATCGGCTGTCAAGGCTTTGCTGTAACTCGTAGTCGTTCAGCCAGTGGCACACCAATCGATTGATTGGTGTAAATCGGAACCATTCTCGATTGATGCGGGCGCTACTGAACCAATCGTGTAGTAAGCTTTCAGCATAGACATCATCATCAACCGCACAGATCGCTACTACGTCTAGCCCGTAAGCAGCCCCGGTACGATGGGCTGATAATCGTTGATGAAGGTGTTTAGTACGACCTATCTTGATGATACCCTTATCGTTGTGGGTATCACGGAACCAGTAGATGTAGCCACCACGATGCTTCTCCCGGTGACGAGTCTTACCTACGGCGTACCTCACTCTAAAGCGGGCGTACATCCATACTAGCCGTAGTATAACTACGGCTATCAGTAAGTATATCAACCCCACCCTCCATATACTACAATAGGCTTACCGATGTAAGGTGTCTTTACCGACACCTTATCGAACACCTGAACGGGCCGTATGGTAAATGGATGCTCGATAGCGAAGTTATCCGCCTCTACCTGCGCCGACTCTCTAGACCTAGCTATGACATGCACGTAGTATGGCCCTTGACTGGTGCGATACTCAAAGCTGTAGATGTCAGGTATAGATCGGCTACGTGTAAGTAAACCGGGTTTACTTTCAACTAACCTAATCTCATAGGCTTGTTGTGGCCCCAGCGTGTACAGGTTGGCTTTTGCTTCATTATCGGCGTAGACGTAGGCGTACTCGAAGTGATCGCCCATGTCGAACTTAATCTCCCACAGGTAGGGGGCTGGTGCTTTACGCACCAGCACAGCCGCAAGTAGGAGAACGATAGCCAGAGCGATGAGTTCACCGACCATAACGGGTACTCCTGAACTGATCGATTATATCACGGCAGTGGGGCCAGTAGACTTCCACGACTGACTCAAAGCAGCTATTGAACGCCTGACGAAGTTCGACCGTTACAGGTTCTCGGTCTGCTGTTACCAAAACGACTGCCGCATCCCAATAGGAGATGATCTTAGTCGGAGTGAGATTGGCACAGTCAACGACATAGTGACCGAACTTAGCCAACACACGTTCGGTTCCAGTGAGGATGGTCGCTACGTGTTGAGCATTACTCTCGAATTTCTTAGCGTCCTGATAGTATTCATTCCGCATTGTACTTGTCCTTGATGATGGCCCAGGCTTCGTCCGCACCTAGCCCCGGCTCGTAGCGTTCGCGGATGAGCTTGCGGCTCATAGGCTTGGGGGCATTGGTGACTTGCAGGTCTCGCAGCAGAGACTTGCTATCCCACGTACTACGCCCATACTTCTTCAGAACCTCTGAGCCTCTGCGACCGGACGGCTCTACCGTTGCTGCAACGGTAGAAACGGGCTGCATGATCGTATCCGCAAAGGTATCGCCAGCCGTCCAGCGTCGGTATTCCTGCATGATGACCGACATGCGTTCGTTCTCTGGTAGCTGTAGTAGTGCAGCGTTCGGCGTCCGACCGTTTACCCGGTGGTTCAGGATGGAAATCCAGAGTTGCTTGTACAGCAGACGCAGGTAGTCACGATCTCGCTCATAGTTGGCGACCCGTTCGTCGTAGGCTTTCCGCAGCAGGTCGAGTTGTTGTAGAACGCGCTGACGGTACTGTTGACGCTTCTCAATGATGGTCGATACGAGATACGCCAGACCGACCTCCAAGAAGATTGGCAAGAAACGAGTGAAGATGTCACCGGGCGTCTGATACCCGATGTAAATCAACCAGCCAACGATCAAATAGACGATCATGGCAGGTAGACGAGGGCTAATCCACTCCAAACTGAAGAAGCGATTGAGCTTGTTGCTACGGCTCTTTTCGATGCCTTCCAGAATAGCGGGGTCAGTGGACAAAATCTTGAAGTAGATCATGCCCAACGTACCCATGCTCATGAAGGTCAGAGTCGTGATGATCTGAAATGCCTGGCTCACCAATGGCGAGATGGCGTTGTTCGTACCCAGGGTGTGCGTCAACGCTGCCAGAGCATCGCTGGCGAAAGGCTGGGCCAACGCCCCCAGCTTGAACCAGTGCGAGATCACGATGATGATGAACAGGATGACCCCGCCCCATTCAATCGCATTGACCGGGTTGACATCCGGCAGTTCTTTGGCGATACTCTTGTAGCTGGGGCGACTGCCAAGAGCTTTCAAGTAGGCCGCCCGTGCGTTATCGACTGCGGTCTGGTAGGTGCTGTTCGTGATTGGTGTGTAGGTCGTCACTTCAGATACTCCATAAGTTGTTTGCCGAGATATTCAGTGTAAGCGGGTGGTATAGATTGTACTAGCTCTTTTCCGATCATCCAATCAATGCCCATAGCGTAGCGGGCGTATTCGATATTTGAAATATGCCCGGAGATCGACATAAACCCTTTAGGGCTTACATACTGGTTCCACTGCTTTGGCTGCGGGCCTTCACCTGACCACACGCGGGCGACCGGGGCCTTATGCCCCGCCTTCGGTGTATGATCTTCGTGTGACGTATGCTCAGGCACCGTCAGGGATATATTACTCTCAAACAGACGATGACGATAGACATGCAGATCGAAGTACGTACCGCACAGCATCACCGGATTGATGAGATGCTTCTTAGCCCCCATCACGTTCTCGATAATGTAGGGTTTACCGATCTCAATGAGAGTCTGGCGAGTGATCGGTATCATGTCCAGATGCGCGGCATACTTTGGATTATCTCTGTGAACGTTCTTCAGTTGCGTGTGAAACTGACACGGCGGTGAGGCGTGGATAGCATCGAACTCATGTCCGTGTTCTCGCAGATAATCTATTGCGTCGGCCTGTACAAACAGGCCGGGCTTATAACGTTTCTGCGGGGCTAGGTCTACTCCGACAACCTCAAACCCAGCACGGCGGTAGCCTTCTCCGGCTCCCCCAGCACCGCAGTATAGATCGAGTAGTCGCTTCATAGGTTAGCTCTTGAGTTCTCCACGTTCGATCTTTCCGATCAACCGCATAGCCAGGGCTGCGACTTGAACGAGTTCCATCACCAGATCAGAACGGCGTTCGTCTCCGGCTTCAATCTGTTGGGCTTCGGCTGCACACTCTCCGAGTTCTTCCATGATCGTCGCCAGCCAGAACATGATAGTCTTATCATTCTGTGGCCCGAACTTCATCTCTTGCCGGATGCGTTCCAGCTTGATAGAGTCCAGAACGTGTGTGTCTCGTTCTGCCAGTTTAGTCGCTTCTTCGTAAGGCAACAATCCCATCGATAAACCTCCATATGTGATAGACGTTCGTTTTGACTTTTACTCCATCGGCGTACCAGCTTCGTCCTGACCAGACGAAGGTTACAGCATCGGTATCGCTACCGATAGTGACGCTGTTGGAGCTTCCTTTGAGGCGCGTGTCGATGTCCAGTAAGATGACACCATCGAGACCTTTTTCGCTCATAACGGTCAAGCGATAATCGGTGATGATGACTACGGCTTTTTCACTGACGATCATGTGGTTTTCTCCTTGTACGAGCATCATACTACAGCTAGTGTTGTTGTGTCAAGTGAGAGTTTATTGCGTGTCGTAAGTCTCGCTCGCTATTTCCCTTACGCTGTAGGGCATCGTAGATCAACCCATCGATGCTGTTCTTGACGAGTAGGTAGTGGTATGTAACTGGGTACTTCGACTCAGGTCGTCGTACCCTAGCGAGAGCCTGTACGTAGTTACTACGTCCCCAGTCGAGCGTATAGAAGATACAGTGTGAAGCAACGGTTAGGTCTACGCTGGCGCTACCTGCATTGATGTTGGCGATCAGTATACCGTCTGGGGCCTTGATGAAGTCCAGATGCTCATGAGCGCGTCCGGTTAGCTCAAAGGTAGGTCGATCTACAGCAGCCTTGATACGATCTACATCCTGAGTAAAGCGAGTGAAGATGACTACCTTCTTCTTACCTATCTCGTCTAGGAGGTCGATAAGTCGGTCTAACTTCAGGCTACCGCCGTCGTAAGTACGGGCATCGGCTTCTACCAACCGTGTACCATCGCCTTGATGAGTACCTGTATAAAGTCCACTGGTAAGCATGTGCAGACGTAGGCCGTTCACCAGCGGGTTGTCAGCCACCATCAATTGACCAGAGTCTCTTGCCAGCATCCGCTCACACATTGTCTCATAGAGACTTCTCATCTGCGGGGTCATATCCAGCCAGTGAATATCATGATGAGCCGGAGGTAGGATAGGAGTACCGGGATACTTGGCGGCCCACTCTGCGTTGTAGACATCTTCCGTTCGTAGGATGGTCGTAAAGGGAGCCATGATCTGCGCCAGTCGGTCTAGGTTCTTGAATGCCTTCGGTATCTTGTTGTGACCGATCATGTAGTATATCGCGTACTGTTCAAAGAATGATGACCAGCTACCGAACACGCTGGATGTGTAGTTCTTGGCAGGTGCCAACCAACGTAGCTGCCCATAGACATCCAATGGGCTGTCTTCCCATGCCGTACCCGTCATCGCCAGACGATACTTCGCAGGGATAGTACAAAGTAGTCGAGAGGTTCGACCGCTGGCAGTCTTCAATTTGTGGCTCTCGTCGGCAATCACTGTCTGAGGAGGAAAGGCGCGAAACACATCTCCCATCCTCACGAACGACTCGTAGTTGACGACGGTCACACCATGCGACTGTTTACGAAATACTCGGTACTGTTCCGCCTTTTCTTTGGCGGTGCCACCGATCAGAGATAGAAGTGGGGTGTCGGGCATGTACTCAGCAGGCTGCTGCGCCCAGGCTTGCTCGACGCCGCTTTTGGTTGTGAGTACCAGAGTATGACCTACGGGAAGCCTTGAATGAACATTCAAGGCCGCCAGCGTCTTACCCAGTGAGCAACCGACATCCCAATAGTGATACCCTCTGTCGTAGAGGGTATTCAAAGCGCGGTCGATGATGTAGTGTTGATGTTGCCAGAGATCAGCCATAGATTTCCCGCCAGTACCAGAGTTCCTTACGTTCGGCTATGTCGGCCCAGCTTTTCACAGCCGCCACACTGTAGATGTATAGTACCGCTTCTACATCGGCAATGCAAGTCACAATCCCCGCAACGTACCCACAACGATGGTACTGAGATAGGCGCATAAGTTGTAACTCAGTCGGCCTACCTGTCGGAGTCTTCACTTCCAGCTTCAAATGTTGCCAGCAACCAACACGTTTATCATAGATGTGTCCATCTATGTCCGGTTCTCCGGCTCGTTGGAAGGCGTTACCATGAACGTGATAGCCGTCACCGCCCTGAGCGACGAGCCACTTCAGAATTGACTGAGTGATTGCTGTTTCCTTCATGTCGCACCCTTCCGGTTTTGATATGACTGATGTGTGGGCCAGACACCCCGTAGCGCCTAGCAAGCTCTTTACCTAAGACTCCTTCATCAAGAAGTCGTCGGATTTCCTGCACTTCACTAAGACTTAGCTTTTTTGTACCCATGTCGTCCCTTGCTATCGACCCATAGGTCGAAATCTGTAACGTCTTTCATATCCTGCCAATTACCTGTCGGGCTACCCTGAATAACGTTCTGGATGGCTGGACGTACCATAGGCCAATCGACCATGATGTCTGCCAATCGTTTGATCTCGCGCATGTGATCGACCTTGACGTAGCCATCAAGGGCGTCATGAATTTGAGCGAACATCTTCATAGCATCATCTGGTACACCACGCGCTTTGGCATCTTTGGTATACTCTACAGCAGAGTGAACACAAGCCGTCCCGCACCAGCCCTGTACGACCCAGTTCCACGAACTCCGGGCTGCCGCCTCACGGGGATTGTACCCCTGCGTCCGTCCATCTTTGACAAACGGTCTCCATGTAGGTAACAGGTACGTCTTTCGATAACGCCCGTAGATCGGCTGCTGCACATAGGACGCAGCCCGTAAGCCATCCGGGTGCTGCTTCAATTGCAGAGCCTCATCCGTATAGTATTGCTGCGCCAGTGGGAAAGCGGGAAACATACCGCGCCAGCCCTGTACGATCTCATCCGCAGGTTCGTACTCAATGCGTAACATACGAGATAGCATCTTGTAAGTGCCGCTGTACAGCAAACCGAAATTTGCCGTCTTCGCTACACCACGCGCCGTCTTCGCTATCAGTTCGCTCCGCAGATCGGAAGTGGCTACGTCTGGATGTGTAGATGAGTATCCAAGTAGGGCGACGATCTGTTCATCAGTCATATCCCCCCATAGAATACGCCGAACGTTGAGCATATCCCGAACATAGGAATGCGGGTCGTCGTACTGTTCGATCAGATTGGTCATCGCCATTTTCGGGTCGAGTCCCAACAACCCCTCAGCAATCCAGGCTGCTACACGCAGTTCAAACTGTGAGTAGTCGATACCCCAAAGTACATACGATGGGTCATACGGCACTATTACCGTTTTGATGTCATAACCCTTAGCTTGTGGGATGTTCTGAAGATTGCCAGCATCGCCAGAGGATGAGCATCGCCCGGTGCCTGTACCTGTCGGATTGATAGAGCCGTGAACAATACCATTCTCATCGGCTGCGGAGAGCCACTTACCCAGGTAAGTCGTCGCACTCTTTTGATACTGGCGGTAGAGCCTCACCAAACGCACGACGATATGATCGGCTACCTTATCCAACTCCTCTTTGGAGGTGCCGTAAAGTCTTACATCTGGATAGACCTTCAGGTCAGCTAAGGTCTGAGGTTGCACCCATTCAGGTAGCTCGATCTTGACTTCATACCCGATGCACGCATTCAGAAGTTCCAGCAGCTTGCTGTTGGAGTTGATGGGGTATGGCGACGACTCGTAGTCTTCGTCATCCTGATCGAACTCACCCTCCATCTGATCGTGTTGTACGCCCAGTATGATGGCGATGTCGTTCATCCGCTCACGGTACATTGCCTGTAGTTCGGTAGCCTTCTGGACATCCAGCTTGAAGCCGTTACGTTCCATAGGCCATGTAACGTGCAGCATCACATCCTGAATGAGATCGTTCAGTTCTCGGCTACCCCACAGGTCGAGTTCTTCCTCGCACCACTTCCAAAGCCCCCATGTAAGTACACAGTCGAGTACCGCATACTCAGCTACCGCAGCGGCGGGTAACATCCACATATGGGCTTTGTCATCAATCTTGATCTTCGGGGCTACCCTGTCGGTATAGAACTCTTTTCTATAATCGACATCCAGCATTCTCGTTTCTAGTTTTCTACGACGCTTGTCAGCGTTTTTACCTTGCGGAGATAACCACGAAAACCATCTATCCGTTAGAACCTCATGCGGAGATTGGGCCGATAAGTCCCATACAACGATCTTGGTCAACTCATCAATAAGACTGTCAATTGCATCATGCAACGACTCCTCACCAACAGTTGCACCTTCCAGACCGAGACGGGCTGCCTGCCATTTCAATTGACGATTGCCCCATTGCTGCGACCAAACGAGTTCACCCTGAGCATCCCGCTGCCAAGAGTTCTTGAACTTCGTCGGGGCCAAAAACGACCCTGACTGCCATTCAGTGAAGATCGAGTGCAGGGCGTGATAGGTGTCCTGTACCTTCATCGGTGTGGGGAAGCCGTCCAGATGAAGAACATGCAAGTCGAACGCCGCATTGTGGAAGTAGTAGGTAGCGTGGGGTAACGCCCACACAGCCCGGAGCTTCGCCAGGGTCTTGTCAACGGGCAAGTTTCCGAAGTCTGGTAAGTAGTGTTTGTATTCTGACCACAGATGGCCCAAGAACATCGTTTCCCATGCGCGGGTCGATAAGCCTAGCTCTGAGAACGTCTTACCCTTCGTAGTCGGGGATGTGATGACTTGTACATCCCCCTCACCGTGACGAATGGGTATGTACGCCTTCGTCTCGGTCTCTGGTAGGTAGATCGAGATGCCAATGATCTTGGCACCTTGAAAGATGTGCAGACCCGTTGTTTCCGTATCGGCTACAACGTGTTTGGCCTTTTTGATCTTCGCACACAAGGCATCAAGCTGTTTGAGGGTTGTGATGAGCATGTTAGTTATTCACTAGAATGAAGACGAGAGCCAGACCCCCCAGCCACCCAGCCAGAGGCAGGAAGCTCCCGGTGAAGACGCACAGTAAAGCAATGACAATGCTGACGATACCGATCACGCGCAGTGCCTTACGTTGTTGAGGGGTCATTTCTTGTGGCTCCGGGTACATAATTAACTCCTGAATATCATAGCATAGGTCTAAATAAAAAACAACCCCCCAACATCGGGGGGTTGTACTGTCAACTTCGGTCTACAGCCGACTACGCGGGGTGTTGCCGGGGCGACGGTTCTGCGGAGCAGAGGTAGCATTCAGGGCCTTGAATGCAGCCTCATTCATGAAGTATTCGCCATTCCCAGCATCGTACAGGCCGTTGGCTCCGGCCCAGTCGGAGTCGATGACGCCCAGCATGTTCATCTTCATCTTCAGACGCACGACCGAATCCGGGTTGACTTCCTCAAAGCCTGCAACTTCATCACCGACGAGGAAGCCGTTACGGATGTTGTAGAAGCGGGTCGATTCTTCGATCTGGTCGAGCGTGGCGTACTGACCGACACCGATCAGGGCTGCCAGTTCCTTCGGCTGGATGTCACCCTTGAACGTCTTGCCCGTCCGATAGCCAGCCACGCGGATGACGGCGCTTAAAGCACGACCGGATAGCTTATCCGTGTCGAAGGGTTTGTCTGCCAGACCCAGGGCCGCCCGCAGGTAGTGGAACCCGGAAGCTGCATCGAGATCGACAAACTGGTCGTTGGCATCGACTTCACCGAGGATGTAATCCTGGCGCAGCAGATTGACATCGCCATCCGGGGTGGCATTCTTGACGATCAGATCGAAAGTGACCTTGCCCCACTTGCGCTGATCTTTGGTGCTGCCGAAAGTGGCCCACTTGCCAGAGGTGATGATGGCGATGTAGCGTCCCGGCTCAAACAGACGACTGCCCCCATTCCGCATGGGGCGGGCGATCTGTTCAGCAGTGATCTCCGTACCGTCCTTCGTGACAATCTTCAGTGGGGTAGGGTTGAAAGTTGGCATGTTCGTGTCCTCATATAGTGTAGATAGGTTACTGCATGGTATCACAGGTCAAAAGCGTTTGTCAAGCGGCAGTTACATCTTCCGGGTTTACCATCACCAGACGGGCGGCTGCCGACGAATTGATTTCCAGCAGGTAACGGATGCCGTTTTCCTGACTGATGTCCACATCCACGTACCAAACGCGGGAAGACACAGCCAGAGCGAAGTTACGAGCCAGCGGACTGAGTCCGATATTGAGATGGCCTGCTTCATCCGGCGTAGCACTGACCGTCATGAGCATGGCACGCGAGAAGCCTTTGACTTCCTGCCACAGCATGAACATCTCATTAGCAGCTTTGGCCCAGGTCTGTTGGGCTGCATTGACCATGTTGGTGCCGCCTGCGCTCACCAGTGCCAGCCCCATCAACAGGCTGGTATCATCGATCACAACCAGTGGCGGCTCAGACGTACTCTTGACGGCCTTGCTGACGGTCGTGAAAAAGTCCTGCCAGGATTTACCCTGCGTGCTGATAACCGAACTGTTTTCCAGTTGCGGCACCTCATCCGGTTTGGCAGGTGCAATCCAGATGATCGGGGCCTTCGGGTAGTCAGTACGCAATGCCTGAACCTCAGCCGAGACCATATAAGTCTTTCCACTCTTGGCAGGCCCGATGATGAGAAGGGTTTCTACTGTATTACTCATTGGCAAATTCTCCGTAGCGTGTGTCTATTTCGTGTGTAAAGCCTGCGGCTGTGAATTGATGTTCGGCTGGCACCTCCTCAGCATGATTGTAACGACCAAAGCTCCCACAGATGGAGTTGAACGCACACATCTGGCAGGTGAACGCATTGTAAACTGGTGGAAAGATTTCCTTCTCAATCAGATCAATACGTAGGTTGAAGTTCTGCCAGGCGCTCACTTCTCCGATCATTGTAACAGGGAAGAAGTTCCAGCGCAAGTAGTAGTCCATTGTCTTCAACTTCGGCATCATCAACTCTCGGTACTTCTCCGGGTCGATGTTGGCGGGCAGAGTCCGTACCCAGTTCTCCCATGTCGTGTCGTAGAACGCAGCCCCAGTATTCGGCAAACCGTTCTTCACACTGATAGAGGCCGGGGATGGGATTTTAACCCGCATGTCAACCATAGCCACCTCATCAACCAGCATGTCACGACCGACCTGACGACAATAGTGGTTCCAGAATGCGGCATAGAATGGCAGTTGACCGTCGCAGATCATGGCGTAGGCGGGCGGGAAGGCTTCGCGGGTTTTCCAATCAACCATCGTCAAACGCCCAGTATGCAGGTTGATAAGGATGGCATCGAATGTCCCTGCGATCTTGCGACCATCGACTTCAAACGTCAACGGGAACTCCACCAGCGGTTCACCAGAGGGCAGACGCGCAACTTCCCAATCAGTGCCGAGACCCAGCAACGGGACGTAGGTTGAAAGGATGGCTGAGGCTTCCTGCCACGCTTCCAGATAGATACCTTCTACGTCGAACTCGGATGGCTGGGTCACTGCTTTGATCTTATCCTCGACAAGAAACTTATGAGCAGCTTCTAACGCAACGGAGTTGCACTCAGTTGGCGAGCTTCGCAGGGCCGCCGCGAGACCCTGGTGGACGGCCTGACCGCGTAACAATGCGACCGAGGGCTTAACATGGCGGTTCCAGCCAAGTACGTGTTTGTAGTGATACTTGCGTGGGCAGTTCATGAAGTCCGAGGTTGATGTCCAGCTATAGATCATGGGTGTCTCCTTTGTTTCGATCATCATAGCACCCAATGATTTTGCTGTCAAGCATTAAGATGGCTGTCCCAAAATGTGAGTTTTAGTAATACATAAACCCACATTTTGGGACACTACTCGTCCTTCATCAATGCTAACTTAATCAGTTCTTCATTCTTTTGATTGAGTTGCGTCTGTACTTCAGTATACCTAGCCCACAGCCGAGAGCAGGCTTCCTTCAACTTCTGGTAGGCGTTACGCATACGGGTGATCTCTGCGGCCTGACCGATCACATGACGCTCTAAAGCCACCAGTCTTTCACTGAGATCGTTTCTGAGTTTACTTTCCTTTTTCAACTCTGCAAACATCCATCGCATCAGTACGAGGATGAAGCCAGCTAGACCCGCAACGGCTAACAGCAGACTGTCGTGATCTTGCATTTCCATACTTCCTATGTAATCGGCACCGAGAAGTGCCGCCCGTTAAATTCTGCTTCCAAACGATTGCTAGTCTGTCTAAATTCGATCACATAACCACGTTCTTGTGTGGTGCGTGGTGTGAAGTAGTTGATGACGATACCCCAGCCCCAGCCTTGCGGCCTACGCTTCATATAGCGCGGCTTTAGGCTACAAAGACAACCGCTGTTATAGAAGTTGGCTCCGGTCTTTCCCACCTGATACCCAGGTATATGGGCCGGACGATGGGTATGTCCGACTGTCACACTCGGTACAATTCGATTTTCAGTGAACTGAGCCAGAGTCTTGTTAGCGTTAGCTTTGGCATCGACTGAGGCAAATTGTCCGTGCCACCAGATCAGACCCGGAGACAACACTACTTCAGCCTCATTGTCAGCACTGTCTGTAAACTGAATGACCCCGCAGGCATCATACAGAAAATCCATGTAGTCGGCTACGAGAGAGCTTCCACCGCGTACCATCTGCCGTGCTGTGAAAGCCATGTACCATAGATCGTGATTACCTGCAACTCCGAGTAGGGCCGCATTCGGGGCGGCTTCATGTACAGCCCGGTAGTAGGCGTATTCCTGTAGGCGCAACGCATCCAGATCAGCCTCAGCATCGGACTTTGGTACACCGTCATCCCATCGACCATAGCCCTTGTGATCGACCGCATCGTTCATGGCAGATACGGCAACGGGGTTGACATATCCCATAATCTCAAGCGCCAGATGAAATGGGGCGCGTTGTAGACCCGGTATATGCCCATCACTGATAAAAACTGCTGCAACTTCTTTGTCCGGCAGATTACGTTGCCAGGTATTGAAAGCATGTTGCGAGTTCAATAACACTTGCTTTTGACGGAGTTTTGATGGTGCTAGGTGTGCATCATTCTGAAGCAGGTCTACGATCTCCGCATCGTATGATCGGCGCTCCGGGCTATTCTCAGCGCGAGACAGCATACCGGATACGCCTTCGTGTGTGAAATCTAATCCGCTGGCTATACGTGCTACAGCTTGAGGTCGGTCAAGTCGAGCATAGCTAGTGTGCCTCATGATATAGATTGTTTTATCGTCCACTAAGCATTCTCCACAAATAAAAACGGCACAGAATTCTGTGCCGTTCGGGGCGATGAGGTATGGTTAGACTTCGATCAGAGGAAGCTCGTCGTCAAGTTCGTCGGGCGGCAGCTTGCCGTCGAGTTGGGCTTGACGATAGATTGCTTCGGCGCGGGCGAGGAGTTCGTCAAATTCAACATCAAAGCCGTAGGTTTCAAGCCAGGCTTCGGCCTTGTCGATGACGTACCACATTCGGGGGTCAATCCAGCGCCCATGCTCATTCTCGTAGTCGGCGGCCTTCTGGTCGTAGACGCTGTAATCAACCTTACCCCACGCTACCAGCATGACGGCATCGAATAGCGTGTTGCCCAGCAAGGCCAGCAGAGTCTCGTTGGCTTTCACATACTCATTGGTCGTGATTGCCGTGATGAGGCGGGTCAGCAGGAACAAACCCACCGCGATAGCGACGATCAGGACGATTTCCAGAGCGTTCAGGCCCAGGAATGCGTTGACCACAAAATTCACCACTTCGTTGATAAATTCCATCAGCAAACCCTTTCAGTATAGTTTCATTTCTTACGTCAACTTTCATTGTAGATCAGGTTCCCTTAGATGTCAAGGGGATTCTGAAACAGAAAACTGGGTGAGAGCTTCCAGTGTTGAAGTACCTGCGGCGCTACCACGCCAGTACAGCTTGAAATTGTGTACAGCCGGGATGAGATCGGTGCCTTCCAGATAGTAGGTAACACCGCCGATAGACTGTGCAGGCGTTGCAACGACCGAACGAACGCGCCAGATGCCGTCTACCAGTGGTGTCCCGGTCAGGCTACTGGCGAATGTCAGGTCATCAATCAGAACATCGAACAGGACGTTGCTACCCGCAACTGAATGTCGGGCATGACCCAGTAGGCTGAAAGCGATACGACGACCGGAGGTCTCCATCGTCAGACTGAAGACATTATTATCGACCGGGGCGAAAGCTACCGATGTCGTGCTAAACGTTCCACTACGAGCGGTAGCGATAGCCCTGGGCGGAGCATAGAGATACAAGAACCTATTGCTGATCTTCTCTAACTCTGCCCGTGTCAGATCGATGGCCTGTTGGTCGTACACAGGCGGCTGAGTCCATAACGTTGCCATTGAATTCTCCTAATAGATAGCGTTTACTAAACCGGACGGCGCGGACATTTCGGCAGGTGTTGCCGGGTTGAAATTTGTAAAACCGTAAGCTACGATCATCACATCCTGCGGAACATCTCCGAATGAATTGGTATTCGGAGTGAGGGTTGCCCATAGGTGAGTGTGGTTAGCAGGTATCGCAACCGAGACCTTAGCCAGTGCGCCACTATCTACGGAGACTTCGGCAGAACCCACCACAAAGCCCGTCTTCCCACTATAGACAGTCAGTGTATAATTCAATGGTCTAGAGTTCAAACCACGCAAAAAGGCGGTAGCGAATACGGTCAATCCGTCAGTCGTCCGTATCTGTTTACGAGCATCGCGCCTGGTCATTCGTACAACGCGCTCGGCTATTACCAACCCAAACGGCATACCTGACGGATTGGGGGTCGATAACACAAAACCTACCGCTCTCACAGGCGGTACTGAGTCCGCAGCCCCGGAGGTGGTCTCTTGTGCTTGAAATTTTAGTGTCTGCGTCTCTACGTTACGTACTGTGTTCGCAGTCGGTGCTGCTTCAAATAGATGGCTCGTCCAACCAGAACACACCTTTGACCAGGCAGTCATCCCCGGCCCCCATAGCGCCCCCTGAGCCAGCGCCGATACGCCAATAAATTGCGTTGGGGCTGACTCTCCATACATCCAACTTAGACGATATTCGTAGAACTCTTTGGGTACGACTGGAATAACACCCCATGAACGACTTCCTGATGGGATACTGGCGTCAAACCGACTGTCATTATTCAATGCCGAACCAGCCATCAATGCGCCACCTAGTATAGTTGTTGGTGACATATATACTAAGCTTGACTGACTCGGTCGCAACTGATGTCGATTTAGGCCAAGCGTTCGCAGATCGACTTTTGCTGTAATGTAGTTTGCGGCATCTCCGAGTCTAGCCCGACTGATGAACTGACCATCTAGGATAGTGAACTGGTCATTTAGTGCATTGAAGTAAAACACCCCATCGCCTATCCGACGACGCCACAGCACAGCAGTTTCAACGCCATCTGCGCCATAGCGTTGGTCGAGCAATTCATCAGGCGGATGTACCGCTCGTTCCTCTGGTAGCACAAAGTTAACCGTTGGATGTCCGAACGGAGAATTGCCTGTATAGTGCCGCGTATAGGTCGCATAACTTCCAGCAGCAGGTTGGAACAGTCGTGCCAATCGATAGGTAACAGTCAAGGCCCCGGTATCAGTCGAAAAGTCTTCTCCGATGATAACATGCCGCAATCCTGTTCGTTCTTTGGTAGCCGTCTCTTTGACGATGATCTGCGTCCCCAGCGTCCAGTCCATATTGATGTTCTTCAACACCGTGATGGATATGAACTCACCGCCAATCAATGCCTTACGTCGCATATACGACCAGGCAAAATGAGCCGCTTGACTGGATGTACGAATGAACTTATTCGATACGGATGTCGCCCGAACACCACTGCGAGATACTGATGCTGTGTCTGTGTAGGTGAATGAGGAGTTATCTTCAGTTTCGACTGGACGCCCCGACAATGAAGCATCAACCCACACCGGAACGCTGTTCTTGTTCTCAAACTTGAAATAGACACGCCCATCGTTTTCTATAATACTGACCACCACATTCTTGACCAGCGGCGTGTCAGCCCCCTCAACACTTGGGGTCTTACGATCAATGCTCGGTTGACTACGGTATACCTTCAAATCGAGATCGCTGGGGTCTAGTGGTTCCAGAGCGAGTCGTTGGCCTTCCGTTTTCTGAGCCGTCATCTCCATTGTCCAGACTTGACGACCGTTGAGCTTGACCGGGGTGCGTAGAGACCATATGATCTCTTTGGGAAGCTGCTGCTGTTCTCCGCCGATAGACACTGTAACCTGATTGACGACATCAACCGTTGTTGCATACTCGGCTGAGATACTATCTGTATCGAGATCGATTGTGGGGGCCGTTAAGTCCGGCGCATTCCACTGATTGCGTGATAGTACGCTGATCTTGCCATCACGACCGACAAACAAGTGCATATTCTCACTTTGTAAGGCGGCACCTAATAGATCATCTCCACCTTTAGAAGTCGCTCCGGCAATCAAAGTGCTGGGTATTTCATACTCACCACGATCAAGTTGCGCGAACACATCCTCTGTGCTGTAGATGCGAGTATCCCGTGCCACACGACGATTGTAGCGCGTGCCACCTGTACGGGAAGGAGTCCACAAGCTATTGACCACCAACTCAGCGATTACTTCATCGACACGAAGGTTTGCTTTGTTGATGCGGATGGTGTTACCGCGTAGCTGTTCAACACCCTGTCGAGCGATCAGTACGGCTCGTTTGTTTCGTCCCGGTTTGACATCGATCTGTTCCAACCAACCAGACCACAGCGGCAGCCAATCGGTGCCATTGTTATAGTCTATCCAAACTCTCGCACCTTCGGATAAACCCGAATAGATTGGACTTGCGGTGTTCGCAGGACTAAAGAACCCGTCCTGATTATCCACTTCAATTGAGGCTTGACCATCTTCCGCCAGGGATACCTCGAAGTCAGTCTTCCCGGAGCTAGTATTGATAGCAAGAACACGATCAGTAATATCCTCATAGGCGGCTAATGCTCCTCCTGAATAGGTGGCTGCGGTAATGCCTTCTTTCAAGAAGGGGCTACGTATTTGAAAAGCTACATCAGTCGCATAGACACTGGTCAGTGTTTCGTACCAGACAATCTCTACATAGATGTACCGAGCATAGTTGACAGATGTAATCTCATAAGCTGGGCGTACCGCGACATTTGTTCCGCTATATGTGCGCGTGTCCAGAACTGTCTGGACTTTTGTATCTTCCCGAACTTCTATCAATTGAAGCTGGGCGTGGCGAGTTGCTGGGGCCTGAAACCGCAGATCGAACTCAAAACGATAGGCTTTGTTGGCGTCCAGCTTCATGGCGAACTGATCGCCCCGCAGTGGATACCCGCTATCCCACCCACGCGAGAACGAACCATCGCGGGTTGAGGTTGTGGTGCCAGGCAATAAACGAATATTACCAATGCAGAACGGAGACGCACCAACCCCCACACCGGATGTTATAGACAATCGTATTTCAATAGCAATCTGAGTGACGCCAGCCGGAACGTTGATCGTGTTCTCTAAAAGTAGCCAGGAATTCGACCAGCGCATCAGTGTGTCATATGTTACAGTCTGGCTCCATTTACGAATGAACACACGCCCATAACTCGGACTGCCTGCTGTACCGTTATTCCCATAGACGATCACCTCAGCCTTGTACTGTGTACCAGAGTTTAGATCGGCAGGAAAGATAGGAATATATAGCTTGTACTGACCCTCAGAAACCGGGGGGCCGTTCCAGCTATAGTTGCGGATAGTGCCGTTGAAGTTGTTACTCTGACTGAACTGATTACCGACATCATAGTAAGCGTAGTGCGAGCTAAGGATGAAGGGTAGCCCCAATGAACTGTCTGTGCAGGTGTAACCAATACCGAACATCTGCTCTGGCGTTCCTGGGGTGGCTGGGTCTTTACGCAACGTTCCTGGTATCGACCAAACATAATCCCCATATGCTCGACCCGCTGGATTTTTGATGATCGACCAGTTCGGTATCAGTGAGGGCGTCGTATAGAAGGTGTGTGTGGACAAACGATATGGATAGTTTGCCTGATGCCCGCCCTGCATGACATTAGCAATGTCCCCTAAACGAGTCTGACCCGGCTCATAACCTTTGAAGCCGAGTTGATAGTAGATTGGATTATTAGAACCAGAGAAGGGGGCGTTATCAGGTACAATGATCTCTGCGGCCCCGTTACCTGGCTCAAAAGACACCTGTTCGATGATTTCCGGTCGTTCAGGATTAGTGTAATCCCGACTTTCAGGTGATAGGTAGGTCGCATCGACATAAGGAGCTTTGGGAAACAGATTGGGGGGCGTTTGCACGCCCACCCGTTCGTTTATGTAACCATCCTTATCCCAATCGACCCGCACTCGCAGATTATCTACGATCATCGAGATTAATTCCCTTCCGGCGTAGTTCTCGGAGTAGACGATCAGTATCCGTTGCACCGTTGATCGTCACTGTATTCGTTACGTAAGCAGGTGCGAGAGTTGCTCCGCCACTGTTCATTTGACCCAGCGGTAGGCCACGATCTTGGGCGTTAGCTTCCCCGCGTGTCAGCACCCTCTCACCACGATGAAGTTTAGCGATGTAGCCATCATAGGGGACACTGTTCAAGCCGCCCGCATGAGACCCGTCAGGTGAGCCGCCCGTCACAGTCGGAACTGTGATCGTCGTCGGAATAGTGCCAAAGGCCAGCACCATCTCATTGACGGCGGCCTTTATCTCACCTAATATTGATACTATCGAATTTTTCGCTGGCGTCAAGTTCGTTGCAAATGTCGTGAACTTCGGCAGTATCTCAGCATCCAGTTTCAACGACTCTGTGACCAGCGTCGCCATATCCGCACCGTAGTCTGTGACGAATGTACTCCATGTCGTTGTTACCGTACCAGTCGGGCCGAATGTATCATTGAACGCAGTCGTGAACGGCTGTGTAAAGTTCTGAGCCGCTATCGTAGCGTCTCCGGCTGAACCAGAGGCGGTCGCTGAGGCGGCTTGTGTAGCCAGCCCTTCGACCAACGTTGTAACCTGGGTCTGCAACCCTTCCGTACCCGTGAACGTGATGATGTCCTCAGCGGCTACGTCAATGCGCGGTATCCAACTGTCTGTGTCAGCATCTCGGCTCATATCGATTGAAGCGTTCGCTAAGTTTAGCTCGACCCAATTGACATCACAGGTCAGACTTTCGATGGTCGTTATGGGTGTTTCCAGAGTGACGTTACCCGCATCGACAGGCTCTACAATCATACTACGGAACTTAACTGCCAAGTCCGTGTTACCTGTCGCCTCTGCAATGCCAGCAGCCATCTCGTAAGCCGTGTTCTCAACACTACGGTTTATAGCTTCGTGTGTGCCTGCGCCGAATGCCGAGTCAATCAAACTACGACCAGCATCTACGACTGCCTGTCGAGCTTCTGGCGAGATGATAACCGCTGCCAGCGCCGCAATCGAGAGTATAGCTCCGCCGATTGCCAGCACAGGCGTAAGTAACGCCAGCGCCGATGAGACGGCAGTCATCAACCCCGTCGCTGCGGTCGTGGCGGCTGTGCCTGCGAACGTCAGCCCCGCCATCAGTTTAGCACCAATGGCTGCTGCTGCTCCACCAATACCTCCGGCACTGCTGATGGCTGTGCCGATGGCAGTAGCGGCTGCGGTGGCTCCACCTGTAGCGGCTGCGAAGGCGACACTTAGACCCGCCATAATCTTAGAGGCCAGAAAGCCCAGCGCCCACATAGCACCACTGATCGGTGCGCGTAGCAGACCCGCACCAATACTGGTCATAACAGCACTGCCAAACCCTGCGGGCAGTATCAACCCCAACGCAAAGGCGGATACAACCAACCCTGTAAAAGTGGTGACGATGGCATTGATCGCTGTCTCAAAGGGGTTTGTCCCCATCTCGACATCCGAGAAGGCATCTTGAAAACCTTCGATCAGTGGTGTTCCTACCTGATCGCCAAACTGTCCAGCCGTTGCACCCCAATCGTTTCCTTTGACGAGGTTCCCCAGCGCACCCAGGGCTTGACCAATCAGTACCGGGATACGCCCGATCACAAAGCCGATACCACGCGCTATCGAAGGCAGACCTTCATTCTCAAACCAGGTACGGAAGTTGCCGAACAGCGTACCTAGTGCCGTGCTGATCTGCGGGAAGGCATTCTGAATGGCCTGTCCCCAATCACTACCAATCGCAGCGTTGAGCTTATCTCCGGCCCCCGGTATGACTGCGTTGATAGCACCGATGATGTCGCCGTCTAGCAGGTTGCGAACAGCGTTGTAGATCGGACTTTGCCCATTGCTATCGCTCGACCCATCAAAGACACCAGCTAGGGTATCTAAGATAGCCGCGCCATTTTGGTCGGCCCAGCCTTTGAAGTTTGTCCAGAGCGTTTCAAGCTCTCGGCTGACGATGGGCCATACGGTCGCTACTGCAATGCGGAAGCGTGTACCCAGAGAGTTTTCGTCGGTGATACCGCTCATCAACTGAGAACCGGATAGGTTATCAGTCACGGCTGTGGCTATACGTTCTCCGCCGATCTGTAGATCGGTCGTGATACCCTCAAAGTCAATGTGCAGTACATCTTCAGAGGTGATCGCCTGACCATCCCACCCTGCGGCGGTTGCACGACGTACAAAGTCGTTCCAATCGATACCTGCGTCATCGTAGCCCATCTCTTGATAGATGTCCCACAATGATTTAGGTGTCTCAATCTGTAGCCAATCGGTCGTCTCAACTGATATGGGAGTAAACGTTGGCTCCTCACCGCCAGCCCCATTCAAGTTCAGGATGTTGAAGAAGTTCTCAACGGCTGTGATGAGTGGCCCCAGCGTTCCAGTAATACCGGATGCTGCGCCGCTGATATTACCAGCCAACTGGTCAAAGCTGGTAGCGAAAGCAGCACCACCTGCTACCAACAACTTGAACATGATACCGAGTGGTGTCAAGGTACTCAGGAAGGAGCCAGCCAGCCACAGTATCGGCCCGATAGCCGCCCCAATCAAGCCCAGCACAACAACAAACCGATGCACTGATGGGTTGAGTTCCGTAAATGAAACCATCAACTCGGTGATCTTCTGTAGGAATGGCGTGATGATCGGTAGCAACTGTTGACCCAGCACGATGGCAACCGCTTTACCAGCCGACTTGAATAAGTCCATCGTAGCAGCGAACGATTTCATCTGTTCTTGCCACGCATCCATCGTAATCCCGCCCGCTGCCATCTTACCCTCAAAGGTATCGAAGAACTCGCTGACGGCATCTGTACCATCTTCTTCAAACAGTGTGAACAGACGAGACACGGCTTTGAAGCCACGCACGTCCGGGAAGAAACTCGCCCAGGCTTGCTCGTTGGAACCCACCTCTTGGTAGATACGCCGCAACGCACCTTCAATACCGCCGAAGGTGTCGAGCAATTCTGTACCGCTGGCAACGCCGATCTTCGCAAAGACGGCCTGCAACTCCTCGCCCGGTCGAATGAGCTTGCTCATCGCGTTATTGAGGTATGTACCTGCTGAGGCGAAAGATAGACCACGCTGACTCAGGAAGGCGAGAGTAGCAGCCATATCTTCAAACGTCGCACCGACGACTGCGCCCGTACCGATAACGTTTGACATACCCGTGTTGAAGACATCCATCGAACCAACACCGAGTTGTACAGCCAGGGTCGTAGCATCTGAGAAGCGCAGGAATGCAGCTTCCGAAGTATCACCGAACGTTAAAGCCGCCGCAACCAGTCCTTCGGTTGTGGTAATAACATTCGCAAGGCCCGCCTCAGCCGTGCGAGTACCAATCTCCATAGCGGAGAAGGCTTGATCTATGTTTGTCAGACCTGCGGAGAATACGGTGTATAGAGTCTCCGCCGCAGCCACCGGGCCGCCTCTAATACTGCTGCCGAACTGTAGTACGCGGTCGCTGAGACCGGACAATGCTCCTTCAGATAGGAAGGCAATCGAGTTGATGTTCCGCATAGCGGCATCGAACTCACTGGCTGCCTGTCCAAAGTAGGTTCCCATTGCTACTAGCGGGGCTGTTAAACCAAGTGTTAGTGAACGACCAACACCAGCCACACCAGCTAATTGCTCAGAGAGGATGCCCGTCTCGTTACGGACATCGCGCATACCCTTACGAAATGCAGTAATGTCAGCGCCGACGACTGCCTCTAAGTAGGCAATACGTTCAGCCATGATACTCCTTATGAAAAAACCCGCCGTTGCTCGGCGGGCTTATGTTTGGGGACGTTTGTTCTTACGCCGACGCTTTTCTTCTAAGTATTCTTCGGCCCTGCGATCTTCGTCCCAATACCCAACAAGATCAGCAAGGTCGGAGAGTTTGAGTTGATCGACAGTTTCAAAGGTATGGCCCAACAAGAACAGCCTCACACGCATGATACGGATTGACTTATCCAAGTTGGGCGCATACTCCATCGTCTTACTCAGGAACAGTGCGTCGGCTAGGCTTCCCCCTTCAACATCTCCGTGTACTTGTCATTCACGGCTTTTGCAATCTGCATACCGAGAACGGCAGACACTTCCTCCGGCTCCTCCAACGGCTGTCCATCAACCGTGATGATCTCCGCCAGCATCCGCAGAGTAGCTTCGGCTTTCCCTTCGCCCTTGAGAGCCAGGTACTTGCTCATATCTACCAGCGTCCAGCGGTCGAAGCTCACTTCGATACCATCTGTGTTGATGTCCTGCGAGAGCTTTTCCAGCATGTTCAGCACGGTACGCAGCACCTTCGTGCTTTCGACCAGCGGCAGCAAGCGGATGGCACCCGGAGCCAGTTCGATGTCGTAGTCCCATTCGATGACCATTTGCTCTGCCAGCTTGTAGGCGAGTTCATAGTCATTCTTGCGGGTGAGAGCGTCTGTGAACTTTACGAAGTCCACATAACTCCACTGTGAAGGCAGAATCTTGATACGATGTTCCATGAGTAAACCCCTTTACTTCTTAGACTATTCCGAACCGTCCCACACCGAGTCGATGGGGATGAGCAACTTACCTTGACGCCGCAGCGAGACATCCATCGTCACCAGATCGTTCTTGGGCATGGACTCGTCGGCACTTTCGACCAGGAAGTTTCCGCGCCAGATCGGACGGCCTGAAATCTTGCCCTTCTGATAGATGGTCAGCGTACCATTCATACCCGGCTTGGCAGTCCGCTGCCACGCCTTCGTAGTGCGGTAGAGGGTCAGATCGACCGTCATGCTTTCCATCACTGCCAACACCGATTCTTCAAAATCGGAGATGCCTTCGGTGTTGGTCGTATCCACCTGGGTAGACCAATCGACCTGGGTCACATCACCACTGATGCGATAGACGGTCGTACCGAACTGTTCGACATCGGTAGTCAGGGCCGGGTCGCTGTTGGTGATACCCGTCAGAGCCACGTCGGTGATGTCGATTTCGTAGAATTGCAGGCCAGTCGTGGCACTGGAAGTCAGGATTACATCAGTGATAACCGTACCAGAGGCCACCATTTCAGCCGCAGCCAGAATACCCATCGCATCCAACGCAGCGTTGATGTTAGTGATGAGGGTGGCGATAGTCGAGTTGAAGGTGATCGCAGCACTGCGTTCGCCGTTGACGCGCAGACGGAACGTACCGCCCGTCGCCTGAGAGTTGAAGCGGAGGTGCTGAATGTGCCGACGCCCAGCCGGAATGTGAGCGCAAGGCTGCCATTCGACCACTACGTCCGCGCTGGTAAAGCGATCTCCGCCCGTTCTGCAAATTGCCATTGAACTGCTCCTTAACTTAGCCGCATGATGACATCAAAGATGCCACCCGCGTAGAATATCGGGTTGTTTTGAACTACAAACCTGTCGAAGACAGGCATCACTTCATTCATCTGTACGAGACAGGCCGTACCGATTGTAACGCCCTCTGCATAGTGCAGTGCGTCATGGATATGCCCACGTAGCTGTTCAGCTACCACTCGATCAGCCGTTACGCCCTGTACTTTGTAACGCATCATGGCATACTCGGTGTTGCGATCTTGCCCCCCGGAGAGGTGGAACATGACGATGTAAGGTAGCGCAGTGGAATCTGGTACATGCTCGGAATAGACCTTTTGGCCTACCAGCGGCACAAGGGCCGGGAATGCCACAAGGGTACTTCTAATCATCGTCTCTACAACTGTACCCGGAGAAGTCATCGCAAGAACCTCTGGAACATATCAGGGTAAATCTTCGACATTCGCTCTATCGCTGGCTCCATAAACGGACGACCGAGATCATCCTCCAAGATGTGTGCGTAGTTACCACGCCCCATCGGGTTGTCGCCTTTAGAAGTATCTACACGAACGAAACGAACGACCGCATCCTCACCACTGGCGAAACGACCTTTTGCATCACGTCCACGCGGGTCTACGACGACAGAACTATCCAAGTTACCTGTGACGATAGCCGGGGCATTGCCGCGTGCCGATGGAGACTGAGACGACCAATGACTACGAATGTCAGCCACCAGCATTTCAGATGCCTGAGTGACGATCTCCCCGCTACGCTTTTTGGCCTTTGCTTCGACTCTTATCATCGAACGGAAGTCGGCTTTAAGGTGTATCGAGTACATTACTGACCTTCGCAATCATGACTTCAACGGTCACATCCCAATCGGAAACATCTTTGGTCTTGCGTATCTGATAGTCCAGCCCCTTGATCGTTACCAGATCAGTAGGCTGAAAATCGAAATCAAACGGCAGTTCTAGGACAAACTCATCTGCCACTGTCGTTTGAAACCTAAACCCGTCTGGACGGAACGCACGCGAGAAATCAACCCGGCACGGTATACTGGACAGAGTCCGCCAGGTGCGCGGTGTAGGGGGGCTGGAAGTTTCAATTCCAACCCCACTAACTACAACCGTCGCGCCAACCGAAGGGGTCACAGTACAGCGGTCAGGCATCATATCGCGTATGACCCGTTCGCGGGCTACGGATATGCTGGAATTTATGCTCATCGTCGGTGTCCACGCATCACACGGTTACGGTAATAATCCCGCTGCTTCTCACAGAACTCGCGTTCTTGCACCAAGTCTAGACGGTTGTTACCGCCCTTCATGGTGATGTAATCCTGACGTTGGGCCGCTTTCACGTCCCATAGATCAGCCAGGATAATGTAACGGGGGTATGCCATGCCTTCTACATAGACATCTGCATTCGGGGCCGTTGCGAACGTGACTTCTTGGCGAGCATCATTGTAGGTTCCGGTTATGAGCGTCCCTCCGGCAGTATAGAAGCTCGCTGTCTCAAAAGCCCACTGAGGGGCCATCTTGATACGATATACTGTCGGGGTGATCGGACGGAGCCACTGTGTAGTTGTCTCCGCCCGTTCATCACAAAGGGCTTCCAACTGATCGTCTGTCCAGTAAGTTACCCCGTTGAAAAGCTCAGTCGTCCCTACCTGACCGTATCTACGGATGTATCCAACGATGGCTGCCATCGTTGATCGCATCAGTGTTAGCCCGTCGCAAAGGCGCTATTGGCCTTCGTCTCAATGAACATACCGCGCTCGACACGCCAGCCGTCAGCCGCATACTTGGTATGCAGCGCCCAACGCCCGGTACGACCATCGTTCAGAGTGTCGAAGAAGGCGGTCGGGGTCTGACGAACGTCGTACAGCAGGGCATCACGGTAGAAGACCGGGGCCTTCGCAGTAGCCGACTTCTCGAAGACCTTGACACCCAGCGAGGTGCCGTTGGTATCCAGCGGCGCACCAGTCAAGGTCGTCACCAGATCGTAGGCCGACTTGACATGGGAAACAGTCGGGTTGTCCCAATCAATCGCCACGCGCAGTTCGGACTCTTTGTCCAGATACAGGCCAGCGGGCGGGGTCAGGGTGATGTCGTTGTTGGCAGAACCAGCAACCGTCCAAGTCCCGTTACCCGCGAAGGTCAAAGCTTCCAGAGCCGCCTTGACGTTGGCAACAGTGGTCGCCGGGGTAGCCGAAACGGTAATAGCCGCAGTCAGATCGAGACCTGCGGTACGACCATCCTTGATCGCCAGCCGGAAGGTGCCGCCCGTACCATAGACCGAGAGCTTGTTGATGACTCGGCGCGGCACGAAGTTGCTCTGAATATAGACGGCGTTGTTGAAGCCGGGGACGGCCCAGCTATTGATGGCACGCTCACGGAAGCCCAGGTTCACACCAGCGGAACTACCGCTGTAGCGAATGAGGTCTTTCATGACGTTCTTGACCTGCAACGGATGCACGACACAGTAGATCGGCTCGTTCGGTTCGGCGCGGTGGGCCATTTCAAACTGAGCTTCAACCAGCAGGTCGTGAGCAAAGTCGGTAGAGGCCGTGCCGATGGTGCCGCCAGCCAGATTGTTCATAGCTGCTTCAATCAGATCGGATTCGATACGATCACCAACGCCTGCGCCCAGGGCGCGGACGGTATCAGCGATAATATCTTCCAGATCGGTCATCACGCGCCGATCACTGATCTCATAGGCGTGTCCAACTTCAATCGGGCTGACTTCAGTCTTACGCGCCCGAACGATGGCGCTGGTCGGAATGGCGGTATTTTCAGCCAGATTGACCGCACGTTGGTGTTGCAGGTATTCACTGACTTTCCGCACGTTCATGCCCAACTCAGGGGCATACAGGGTCGTAACGGTAGAAGCCATCGCGTACATCCGATAGGTGTATTGGATAGCTGCATGTTCGATGTGCGGAATGAACGCAGGCATAACCTGCGCGAGTACATTAGGAGCCGGGGCCATTGATTATCCTTATTCTTCCTCCGTAGTAGGAGGAGATAGATGGAGACGCTTCATGACATCTGCCATGATGTCGTCCGGGGCTTTGGGTTTCTGCTTATCATCAAACTGACCTGTGTTGACTGTCAACTTCGACAGTCGGGCCGCCATAGCTGCCGGGTCAGCCGCGCCTTCCAAAAGATCAGCCACGTCAGCCGGAAGGTTAAATTGCTTCACCAACCCCGCAACGGTTGCAGTCTTCTGAGTGCGCTGTTCGACCTGCTGCAACACACGTTGCGCGGTCATTTCAATCAACTTCTCCGGGTCAATCGGAGGGGCTGCCTGTTTCTTCGGAGATGGCTCCTCATCTTCATCATCTACATCCGCATCTTTAACGGAGTGTAGCTGGCGCTTCAATTGCGACAGTTCACGACGACGAGCAACGCTCTCATCGCGCACCCGGATAAAATCGGGGTGAGTCCGCACGAATTGGGCCAGGGCGTCTTCGTCCAGCACGGTATCGACTGGCTCTGCACCATCTTCGGTCACACGACGAATAAGAACTTCAGGCATTGGTTGTACTCCCGTACTAAGTCTCGCACACGCGAGGCGCTAAGATAAACTCGTACTACACACGTAATACGAGTCATACTCTCTAATTACTTACACTATCGGTATCTTCTTCGTTGTCAAGGGGTTGGTTCATTTTCTGTAGAACAGCCCCCATTTCAGCGATCTCTGCCATGATTGTCGGTGCCTCATAGTTCCAATCATCGCCCATCGTGGTTGCAATAGTCCGACGACTACGGGCGTGCATAGCATGAAGCATCTGGTTGATGGTCGCCATTTCCAACTGATCGACTGGTAGTGGCGTAGCAGTGCGAACTTCGATCTGCGGCAGGGTTGCCGGATGCGTGGAAAGCTCGTTGTTGAGATAAGCCAGCCACAGTACCGTTATTGCAATCTGACGTAGCGCCCTTTCATAGCTGGCAAGAATGACGTTGTTCTTTGCCAACATGTCCAGAAACAACGTCCGAACACTGGCGTTGGTGACACGCTGCAAGTCTTTGGCATCGCCTTTGAGCAACACTACACGGGCCACAGCCAGGTACATCTCAATCATCTTGTTGAGAGTAGATGTGATCGCTGTGAGATCGCCCTTCATCTCCAATCGGTACGGGCGGGCGGCTGGGTTGGTGATCGTGATAATATCACCATCCTGAATTTCTTCGGCGTCGGCCCCAGTCACAACATCAACCGGGTTGCTGGACTCTGTGACGATGCGAGTAATCAGCCCCATTGTGCGGTTGATTGCATCCTCAAGCTGCTTCTGACTGAACTCCGACAACCCGTAGTGCGAGTTGGGGGAGGGCAGATGCGCCCAGGCGATAATCGGCGGCACGGGTAGATCGTACTTGACACTTCCCATCGGCTTGTAGACACCCTGACGAGTGTAGTACCAGGCCATCGGGCTGCCAGACAGGACTTGCATCATGTCGAGATTTTCGACCCGCATACCCTTATAGCGATAGATCGTCCACGTACCATCATCGTTGTGTACGAAATCTTTCAGCCAGACGTAGCCATCCTCGTAGTAGCGATACTCGTACCAGAGGACATGCTCAGTGTCATTGACATCCCAATAGACCGTGACATTCAGGTGGTCAATCATCTGAATGCGGGGGTAGGGCTTTGACGGCGTAACCATGACATAGTTATGCCCAGCCAGAAAACCGCGTGTTGCCATCTTGATGAAGAAGGGTAGACCACCGTTCTGTGTGAAAGTTTCGCGCAGGTAGGCTTCTTCCGGTGTCTCCTCTTGAGCCTTCGGCTCAAGTTCAAAACGCGGCATCTCCCCGAACAAAAATGCGGCTGTGCGCTCTGCCGTCATCTTGGTCAGGTTGATGGGCGTGTTGAAATCTGGCTCCCCCGGCTCACGTACAAGCATAGCATCGGGGTTGCCTTCATAGTAGCGAAGGGCAGTCGCAAAGTTGCGGCTCTGCGCTTCATACTCAGTGATCGCCAGGGTCGAAAACCTCTGACGATCTTTTTTGTTCGCAGGTATATAGGCGAGTGCTGCTGGCATTAGGCTACCCTTCTCTTAAACGGATTGCGCCGTTGGTTGGTAAATCTTGTCTGAATAACTACGGCCTTCTTAGGCACACCACGCAGGGCGAGATAAAGTGCCGATACGGTATCATCGTTCGACCCTTCTTCGGCCTTGTAAGTAATATCCATACCGGACTGCGTTGGCTTGCGGATATAGGTAGACATCTCAGAAATCTGGATGTCGGAATAGCCTTCCAATGCGCCCGTTGGAGCCAGTAACTTCAATCGGTCGAACTCAATGTCGGCTGCCAGTCGTTCGACCATCTCTCGTTTCACGGCGTTGTCCATATGGATACCGACAATGCGATGCCCGCCGACAGTGTACTGGCGTTCTAGCTGTACCTCACCAACTTCATCAATGACCTTCTGGTTAAAACGTTGTTGCATCCAAAGGAGTAAAGCCTGACCGATACCGTTTCGTTCGATGTAGGTCACGGTCGGTTGCCACTGATCGAGCAATGCCTTCAGTGCATCTATGTTCTCGCCTCTGGATGGTAGCACCCATCGCTTCCCAAACACCTGCTGCTTTGTGTCGATGTCAATCACCGTGAAGCAGGTAGCATCACTTTTGAAGCCGAAGTCAATCCCGGCTGCATACCGATGACCAGGAAGCGGCCCCGACAAAGCTTCAATCGTCGCCTGCTGCTCTACATTGGTAAAGATACCCGAACCATCTGCCAGAAACTCGGCAAGATATTCTTCTCGCCACTGTACCTCTGGCATCGAGTCTCTGATCGACCGGAGAAGCTTTTTGTCCTGGTAGGGGCTTTCCATTGCCGTAGCACGGAATGACTTGTAGTTCAGTTCCCCCGGCTCCATACCCTTCTTCCAGATGTCGTAGACCCAGTTGCGTCCGTTCGGAGTTGTCAATATCATGACCTGACCGCGTGATGCGGTAATCATGGGCTGACAAACGCCGAACCAAACATATCGCCCGTTACGGAAGAAGGCCGCCTCATCCAAGATCAATAGATCAAGCGAAGGGCCGCGAATATTATCCGGGTCGATGACCGATCTGATCGAGATGCTACCACCGCCTATGAAGTGAATTTCCTTCTCGGCTCTGTTCATGCTCTCGATAGGTAGACCAGACTGCTTGATGAGTTTGACGATCATGTTCCAGTGAGATCGCGCACTCGGAATGGTAGGAGCCACCCACATGACCGTATGGTGCCGATTGATAGCAGCATCCAATGCTTCGTAACGAGCCATCCACGACTTACCGGACTGACGACCCATCACGACGACAATGAAGCGGTAGTTATCCCCTTCTGGATTTTTGACTTCCCCCCGCACATGTGCCAATATGTCTCGCTGGCGCTCATAAGGCACCAGCGTAAATTTGACCAACGGCGGGGCTTGCTTCTTCTTAGGAGGTGATTTACGATACCTCGGCATCTTCAGCCTCATCGTCTGTCAACTCGCCCATAATCACCACTGCGCGGGTAGCGTTGGCATCCTCCTCATCCATCTCATCCACGATACCATAATCACGGGGCAGACCCGCAGATTGTCGAGCCATCTCTTGAATGGCCTGCGCCGATCTGGTGAGCTTCTGTAGATCGGAAACCGTCACAGATAGGTTATCCTGTAGCTGCGCTTTACGCAGGTTCTCCAACTCATGCCCCAGGATTTCCCACAACGCACTGATAACCTGTGTACTCTTGGTGATGACAGTTGATCGGTAGTCTTCTACGCTTTGTTCTTCGTAGACCTGTGGCAGAGACGGCAACGACATTTCGTAAGCGTTGACTCTGGCTTTCCAGTCGAAACGAGATGACCAATGCTCGACCGTAGTCAGCGCATTGTGTCCGAGTCGTTTGGCAGTCAAGGCCAGGCTACGCTTCTCACCTTTTCGACCAAAACGGGGGAGGGAGAGGTATATTTTGAACGCGCCATATGAATGTTCTGTCTCGTCGTCTCGTTTGTCCCATGCGTTTCTGGTAACGAGTGTGGTATCGGGCATAGATCAACTCCATATAGATAAGTGCAAACACCGCTTCCTCTACTGGTCTACGAATGCCATTCTCGTCACCAGCCTTATACCAGTCGGCTAGACTTTGCACATTACACCTCTTAAGGTTTAGTTCTAATTAAGAGGCTATAGAGAGTTTTGTTTTTGTCAACAAAAAGCGCCCCGAAGGGCGCTAGTCATCATGTGTATAATGGGGGAGGTCTTCAAATAACTCCCACCGTTTTCGTTGCTCAAAGGCCAACAAGAACAGGATGTTGCAGGCTGCCGCCGCTAGATGATCTTCATCGCGTTTTCCCATGAACCAGGACACCAGATGTCGCATGGCAGATTGGAAACAGCGCAGGGCCGGAACTCCTTTCTCCCAATTGTGGCGATCATACTTCTTAGCCCCCAGCATCAGGTGCCAGACGACACGATCAACTGCGTCCCAGGGTAACAGATCATACTGCGGTTTGCCATCATCACTATCGCGCTTTCCACCTCCGGGCGTAGTCTGAATATCGCCGTTACTTGATAGGGTCTGGAACTGCACTATTCATCCTCTCTGCGGCTTCCCGCATCCGCATATAGGCGGTCGTATCGAACGGGTCGATGGGTCGATAGGCGGCCCACAGGAAAGCTATCCGATCTTTCGTACCGGGAACTGCCAACATGATCTTGGTCTGGTAGATGCCCCGGCTGTTGACCGCATCAATTCGCGCCGTGACTTCTTTATCAGCTACGCTATGTTCCAGCACCACTTGCGTGTCACCCCCTATCGGTCGAGCATTGAACCAGAAGGCGTTCTTGGGGGTCTTGACGCAGATCATCAAATCGGCGCGGGCCATTCCGTATTCCGGGGCATGAGACATCAGATTATAGAAGGTAGACTGATCGAGTAGCATGGTTTTCTCCTTTTCGATCAGTCTATCATATCTGCGGTTTGGATGTCAATACCTGAAACTCCGATGATTGCTGACATCACATCTCCATGATACCCGGCTGTGATCGCATCGGCAATAATTTCACGCTTCTCAGCGGTCAAGGCTCGGATAGCTGGGTGCGGCACTGCCACCATGACCTGTCGTATTTCCTCCATGACATTATTATGACGCCAGCGGATGAAGTTGGTCGCCCGTGTCAGGTTCTCGATGTGGTATGCCCGCAGTCGTTCTCCATTTTCACGAAAGCGAACAGTCTTAACCTTCAAGCCAACCAGACGGAGTAGAGCTTTTATGAAGACGATAACTCGTTCGTAATCATCCTCATACTTGTCGCACACAACCTGATAGCGATAGCGATCAGGCACCAACAAATCATATTGGGCATTGACCCGATACAACGCCGTGAGAAATTTCGTTGTATCGAGATCGCCCTCCTTTACAGGCTTTGATAGGTCAACATAGACTGTATTGAGTACCGACATCACCTCAATCAATGTCACATGCGCCTGTAAAGCCATCTTCGGTAGTTTTCTGTTAATCAATCCACCTAACGAAAAGGATACCGCAGCATCCGGCTGATAGATGGCTGATAGCGAAGCTCGATACCGATTGAACTCTTGCACAGTCTCGTACACCTCAGTCGGGTCTACGTGTGTGGGTATGGTTCCACGTAAGGCCCGACGTATATAGTGGTGCGTCTCACCGAGATGAATATCCAACGGCGTGTAGTGTGACGGTATGGGCTTGCCCGGCTCTAACGGCGGCACGTCAACCCAGTGGGCTGCGATGTAGTCCTTTTGTTCGGCGTACTCCTCACGTAGTATCTCGTCCAACTCCAAGATCGGCTCGTAGATCGGAGCTTCATACGGCTCGACCTCACGCCCATCCTGCTTGACCAGGGCCATGTAGAACGAGTTCGGTGCTCTCTGTTGCTCGTCTTCATCCGCTTGCGAGATTGCATTCAGTTTATCCCGGAGATCAGAAGTCATCAAACGTCGCATCACCGGGGTGCCGATCAAGGCCGCTTCATAGGCAACCAGCCTATCGGTTTCTTCTCGTATAACATGCTCAGACTTGACATATAGCTTCTCAGAACGACGCACGAAGCAATACACCTCATGTTGTCGTCGGCAACGGTTGAGCAACTGCAAGCCTGTACGCGGAGTCAGGTATTCTAAGAACTGAACGGTCACATCCGGTACATAATCCGCCGTATCAATCGACACCCCCGACGCCATACACGAATTGTAAACGAGTAGGCGATATTGCGGGGCTTCCAGATTGATATTACTCAGAAGACGACCAACGCGCCGATCATTGGAAGTCTCTCGGATAACCAACAGAGCCTCAGATTCCTCAACCAGCCCGGCCCGAATAGCACTATCATGCACGATCTTGGCAGTACGGGCTGTGTCGGCTGCTACCAGCACCCGCCTACCCATCATCAGAGCCGTTGCGACGATTGAAACCGCCTCATCATAACTCTGCAAGTATTGTAGTGGTGGTTTATGGCTGATATAGGTGTTACGAATGAAGGTCAGCTTTTTACCTTCCCCAGCCTGTCGGAAGAAGGTTTCACCGACTTTGGTCATCGTCGCATCGACCAGCCACACCACACCGCTATCCTGCATAGCGTCAATCAAGGCGGACATACCCAACTCCGCCTCTGCGTTACTGACATGACTCCGACGATGACGGGAGCCACCACGCGCAAACTGCGTGATGAGTTGATCGGCTTCTTCTACATAGACCAGACCGTAATCTCCCATCGCAGCCTTCTGTTTGTAGACTTTCGTTGCAAAGGTCTGTAGGGTCGTCACCAGGAATTGAGCCGATGCCAGGATTTCGCCATTGAGCGCCGATCTATCCACACTATCGAGATAGAGCGTAGCAGGAATGCCATGATTGTTGATGAGGCTGCCTGCCAACTCCTCAGCCAAACGGGTTGACGGCACAAACACTACCGTGCGGGGCTGCCCCAAACGTTTCCACAACGTTGCTAAAGCGTAGGTCTTACCGCTGCCTGTCTGCGATGTGAGTATCAACCGTTCTGGTATTTCGGTAAGTTGATCGACCCACTGCCCGATGTAGCGATAGTCAATCTTGTCATAGAGTTTGGCTGTGATCTCGTAGGAACTGGTATCCAGCCAACCAACCTGACGGGCCAACCAAAACAGAGATGAGATCGTGTAACCACTGGGCTGGTGGTTCTCCCAATCCAGCCGAAACTTGGCAATACCTTTGGGGCCGTCCGACCAATCGACGTTTTCGATGATGTAGTCACGAACTACCGGGTCGCCATTACTACCGTGATGGGCCGACATCCAGAGTTGCAACCAATCTTCGTAGGGCTTACTACCCCACGATTTTAGTACCCATTCCAAACATTCCAGCACCAGCGATGTCTTCATATTCGCAGGCTTAGACGCATGGGTGATGAGACGCTTCTTACCCGACTCGGTGTGATCTTCACCCATCTCCTTCAGATGTTTGGCACGTACTGATTCCAGCCAGGCTAACAACTCTGGCGTTGCTGGGGGAATGTGGCTATAATCTCCCTCTACAACCTTCGTGTAGTAGCCTGTAAATCCATCAGGAACACCCTTCTTAGCGGCCTTCTTACCTGTGTAAGTCGCACTGCTGCCCAGCGTAACAGCCTGACCGCCCTCACCACGTATATCAACCCCCGCAACTGGTGACTTGGCATTCGTCGGTACGCGATACCCGTCCGGGACGCGATACCACATATGTAAACCGCCCGTAGGCGTAGCAATCATGAATTTAGTGGGGGCCAAAGATTGAATGTGTTGATAGATGTCTGCGGGGGTGTTACCGTTTTGTTCAATTTCGTGATTGTCAAGATCAAAGATAACGAGGTTCTGAGAACGACGACCAGTGACCGCGCACCAGCCTGCAATAGGCTGCTCATTCAGAAGCTTTTCACGGGTTGCGATCTCCGGGTTATCACGTACCCAATACTTTGGCACAGGAACTTTATCGCCCGGCACCTTCGGAATCAGGTAGCAGCCCAAAGTCGTCAACTCGTCGTATATATCCATCATATCTGATGGTTGATGTTGTACCGGAGTGGGGAGCATATGACCACCGAACTAAAAGGGATAGACTGATCTATCCCTCATACTAAAGCAGACTTGGTTATCTGTCAACCTCATGATGCGAATTGATCGGCGCATCATCCAGATCATAGATGCTTGGGTCGTCTATGGAACCACGCATCAGGACACCTTTGAAGGAGTAGGTCGCCGTTTCCCCGCTCTCGGTTGCTTCAAAGAACAGTATCGTCTGCCCCTTCTCGTAGCTATCGCGCCTTGCTGGGGCGGGTAAACTACGCCCTTCCGGGTAGACAGCTTCCCAATTACGACACAGCGGCACAACCTTTGCCACCCGGCAGATTAGCCCACGCGCCATGATACCACATCACTCCTTATGTAGCCGATACGGAAATCGGGCAGGCGAACGACATACCAATTCATTGGTTCCGATGGTGGTAGCATAACCTGGCACACAGTTCCATTCGATACCCTACCGATGATACCCGAACGGGATAGGGTTGACGGCATCGACCGGACATTGACGGTTGTTCCGGCTGGAACTACCGCAATCGCAGGTTGGAAGCGATCAGTCGCCACAAACCCAGCGGGCGGGGGCGGAGGTTCAGGTTTGGTCGGCGTCCGTAGTGTGAAGTCCTGACCACGCAAATATGAAGGAAAGTGTTTGTTGAGACCGAATGAGTCATTCTGCCAACGACCTACGCAGTACATCATCCGGCTGACACCACTATTCAGATACCAGGGGTTATCTTCGACCATGATTTTGACGTACTCAGACAACGAGATGTTATCTCTTTGCCAGCCATCATGCGCCTGAGGACGCCCATCCTGAAAACGTACCGGAGCGTACTCACCGATGACGATCTCGGAACGTTGGTCGCCCTGAATGCGCCAAAAGTTCTGATAGCGGGCAACGTGTCCACCACGATTGGGGCGATCTTTGGCAGTATATTCGTTGGGTGTGATGATGGCCCGTGTACGAGCAATACGACGAAGGGCATCCGCCATTGCTACATACTCATCAGGTTCACCCGGAGACCCGGTGCTGAAACGCATGACCGCCGCAGTTACACCGACCATCTCGCAGCGTTCGGCGGCATCGGCTTCATTCAGAGCAAGCTGAGGAGACCATCCAGACTCATTCATGGTCAACACAGCCGTCTGCGTAGCCCGGAGCCAATCGATGTACGGCTCGACCCGCAACTGGAACCAGCGGGCTGGGTTGACTTTGTTCCATAAGTCCTCATCCGGGAATACTTCATTGGGGCCGCCGCGCCAGATGGTACGAGTCGTCGGGGATGCCTGACGAATTTGTTCAATGAGACCCTGAGCTTGATCGTGTCGGGCAAAGGCCGTCACATTCATCCAGCGCGGACGATAATCCCGAACATACTGCAACGCCCAATCAATATCGGGGTTTTCCATCCCATCCAGATACAAATGCAGACCGATACCGAAGTTGCCCATAGATTTTCTCCTAGAATGCAATCGGGCGTAGCTAAAAGCCACGCCCTTTAAGAATTTTTCGATACGGAGCGTCGGGTCGCATTGGAATTTTGGCCTGAGATGGTGTACATCGTCTGTAAGGCGGGCGTACCCTTAACTTCCGTTCTATTTTCTATACTACACCCGATCTCGTTAGGTGTCAAGGATGGGTCTGATAAGATACCGTGAACGCCGACGACGAGTGATGTCATAGATGTAGGAAATACCTCCGTCCGGGAACAACACGGTACAGAGCGTGTCTTTCTCTACCCATACCACGACTACCTCGGTATCGGCTGGATAGCGTTTGCCCGTAGACGCAGTGATGGGGGAAAGCAAGTTCATGATAACTTGCTCTACGACCGGAATCTCGTTCTCTTTGGCCCAGACTCGACCGGATTCCGTGAGGAAGCCGTCTCGGATGTAGCCGAGGTCTACCAGATCACTCAGCAGTGATCTGTTATTCGGGTCGATGCCGTTCTTCAACCTATCAATCATCGTCATAATAGTCCTTTAGCATCTGAGCTTTTTCTTTGCGAGTCAGTTCCCGCAACATCGTGTTGGGTACATCAAAATTCTGACGCAACATAGGGCAGAAAACAATCCGTCTATCCTGTTTGGGTATGCCTTTAACCATCCCTAGAACTTCAGTCGGCGTCCCATTTAACTCAGCACGGATGTAGACCCATGTGTATGGTTGAAAAGGGTGGAAAATCATAGCGCGTCGGCAATGATTTCATGAAGGTCATTGGCAATGGTGTGCTGCCCCGCATCTCGTAGGCGTTTGATGATGTCCTCAATCGTAGTCAACTGCTTTTCCGTCAACGCCGCATCGGACTTGGGGCCACTGGAAACGGTCGAATACGACCACAGATGATTGACCAGATTGAGAGCAGGTTCCCCCTGTAGTGCCATCGGCACCGTCTGCCCAGTCATCCAAACCTTGTAGTATTGATCGACCGGGCCAGCGCCGATGATGTGGGCGTCATCTACGAATACATTGTTCCCTAAGCTAAGTAACATTCCAGTACACCTTGATCTGGTCATTCCAACCATAGGAGATGATCGTACCATCTGTCATGTGAAGAAGGTACACATCCCCGCCAACTTCAAAATCCTTCACTACCGTGTTATACATTGTGCGAATGGTACATTCCCCGCCCTCAAGTCGGCGGGGAATGTCGATCAGCATGGCAGTACGAATGGACATCTGGCGGTAGCCGCCATTCCAGTCAATTTGACTGTTCGTCGTCCATGACCGAGTCATGATACTTCTCCGTCAGCCACTCAAAGGCGAGAAGCTGTTCTGCCCAGCCGCCGAAGGCGGTGTAAACGTTCAACAGCCGATTGAGGTACGGGCGGATGTCAGCCGGGGCGTTATTGATGGCAACCATCAAATGACCGGGGTTGAGGTGTTCCAGAGGGGCCACCGTAGCCCGCAAAGCCTCATTCATCGTCATCAGGTTCGAGTAGATGAGATCGCCAGAGATGCTTTCCGGTTCGTTCATAACACCACGCAGGAAGTTGACGATGACCTCGCGCCCAGCCGGAGCTTCGTCCACATCAAACCCATTGGCCTTGCCCCAGGCGACGGCTTCTTCCTCAGCGGGATACGGTTCTCCTACCGGGGGTGCTGCGTCTTCACCGAACAGCAGAGCAATATCATCCACACGTTCAACTTCAAAACCAACGGCATTGAGATCATCTACGATCTGCTCATCTTTCTTCTTCCGGGCCATGTGGGTCTCCTTTAGCTATGGGCATATAGACTGTGTATTGTGGCTTGCCCAGATACCAAACACACCAACACATCTCCAACATCGGATTGTTCTTGCCGATCTTGAAGGAGGGTCGCCAAGTAAGCGGCATCACGAAATGCGGCTGGCACTCATTGAACAGTGCCATGCGCGTCTTCGCGTGCCAGTAATGCCCTTTCAGCAGCATGGCGAAAGGTACATTGAAACTGTGAGCGCGTCGGATGAACTCCTCAGCTTGCGAGAACGGCGGATTGGTGATAATCCAGTCGAACGGCTCAGTCGAAGTATAGGACAGGAAGTCCTGACCCGTCTGGATGTCGGTGCAAGTCACAGCCCCAACGTACTGAGACAGTACCAGAGCCATATCGAACGTCCCCGCCGCTGGCTCCCACACCCGTGTGTGGGAAGGTAGGTCAAGAACTTGCATGAGGGTGTGGGTCACAATCGCCGGAGTCGGATAGTAATCCTTCTCCGAACGGCTGCCTTGATCTCCACCGATGATGTTACTGATCGTCACGGACGCATTCCTTCCAGATAATCGCCCTCACGAAGAATATGACCATGAGAGCCATAATCCTCGGAGGAGAAGGTCAAATAACGACGGGCCGAAGACGGTTTGAATGCCTTATAGAAGTTATGGCCCATATTCCAAAGGCGTTGAGCTTGTACCGTCAGGTCGAACGATGCTGGGTCGTCACGACAATAGTCATGGTCGTTGTCGTAACCAACGATGTAGAAATCTTCAAAACGATTGATGTAAGTGATACGCTCACCCAGCACCTCGGATGCTTCATCATAGCTGCCGAACATCTGCGTATCCCGATAAAGCATGTACCCGCAGAGGTGATGAAGCGCACCGCGCCTGTTGTTCGCCATGATAACGAAGTCGAGATGATACCGCTTGAAGATACGAACTGGATACCATCCCGGCAGCATCATATACTGCACGAGCCAACGGTGCAACATCGTGTTTTCTGATCGAACTGCGTCTACGACTGAATGCGCCATTGCGGTATACAATTCTGGATATGCCCATCAGCCGTGATGTACACATCCCAAAGGCGCAGTTTGCGCCCATCCTTATGCGTGAACAGAATATACGGCGGTCGATTGCGTACCAGATCGAGTCGTAACTTCCAACCAGAGATGTCCCGCACCTCACGGCGTAGCTCTGACCAACAATCGATCTCAAGTTGTTGCCTGTAGCCCATCTTGTAACCTCATTGTACGTGGGTCATCGACCGGAGACAGCCCGCGCATGATGGCTTGCAGTCGGGCGATCTCCTCCAATGATAGCTCAGAACCTTTAGCACTGTCAACAGTCAGTTTGTGTTTCCCACAAAAGGCGAGCAACAATTCGTCTACCGCCTTATTCCACGCCGGAAAGTATGCTTCCAGCATGGCGCAGATCGTAATGTACTCGCCTCTGGTCAACTTCAACGTGAGGCACTTGCGACGACGACGACGCGAATAGATCGTCATCGTCTCAAGATCGAACATAGCATGAACGCACTGTAGGATAAGCTTCTTGTGGCGCTGATCGACCCAGGGGAAGTCGTAAAAGTAGCGTTCTTCCTGACTCATAACGCTCAGGAAGTCATCCAGAGTCAGATCGTTAGCTGCCAGCGTTTCGTTGAACTTACGCGCCGCAACTTCCCGTTCAGCCTCAGTTTCGCCACGATCAACAAGCGCCTTGATGCCTGCCAGCTTCTTCAGAAGCTTATCATCCATCAGAATTGGCCTTCCTTTGAGACCATCATCGAGATACGACGCCAGCCCAGCCGATCATCGCTCGCATCGCCTGCCAGGGTGAGACGATAGACCTCGCCGTCATCGTCCCGAACCTTCAGGTACTTCGGCCCGATGTCCAGTAATACGGCACCGCGCAGACGCAGCAGTTTGATCTGCTTGCCGAACAGCACCCAATCCCCGGTGACGAAGACCATAACCTGATCTGGATACAAGGCGTTCAACTGCTTGAAAGCCGCAATCGAATTCCGTAGCTCGCTGTTGGTCAGATCGTAGACCATCTCGTTACGGTCGATAGTCAACCAGGCACTACTATCGTTGTACTTCATCACCGATCTCCTCAAAGTCATAGGGGGCGGATAGACCACCACCGTGTTGCGTAAGGGCCACTTTCCGCTTGTACTTCCACTGCTGACCGTTGGCGTCCACACCGATATACTCATAGACTTTCACCTGACCGTTGCTCGATGTGTACTCCGACAATAGGTACTTGGCTGTCACTCGCATGAAAAACTCCTCCTAGAATTAGGAGGAGCTTATCACAGGTCATCGTGTTTTGTCAATAGTCGTATGCGATGAGCCGTATTTCTTCGGCCCAGGAGAAGGGAGCCAGCACGGTGATGTCCCCCTTACGCATCGCCATATCAGCGATCAGCCCTCCGACCACCCCGACGTAGAAGGTGCATAGCTGGCCTTCGATGTACCCATCCGCTTCGATTGATACGTAGTCGAACAATAAATGGAAGTGGGCGATCTCCGGCAACGGGTTTTTCAAGTCCTGCACTCGCTGTATTGCCGCAGGAGTGCGTTGGGTCGAGATCACGTCCCAATCCTCGGCATCATGAAAACCATTGACATTGACGACAAGCCCCCTGTCCTTGATGGTTACGATAGGCCCGGCCCACCCTTTACCCTTACCGTACAACGGCTTGTCGATGATGCCCCATATCTGCCGCAACTGATCGAGCGTCAAATTACCTTTCAAGATCAACACGTAGCCCCTCCTCATATTCTAAAGATAGCTTACTGATAGTAGAATAGGCTATCCATGCCAGTGATCGAGCCGCCCGCAAGGTCGCCGCTTTCGCATAGCGCAGGGTCTCGTAGGGGAATAATGTTGTTTCAACATTATTCCCGTCCGTCGCTTCCCCGATGTACTTACCGTCAGGCGTCTGACGAATGGTGAGGGTATACGGCCCTAGACGCCTGACCAGCTTCCCGTCAACGAGTTGCCACACGCGGCACCATCCGAATCCAGTAGTACCCCTTGATGGGTAACGACATACGAACAGAGTCGGAGTTGATGTATAAAGCGTTATCGAGTACCCCAAAGGGTGCCTGGTGAATGTGAATGTCGCCCCACCTACCAGTGATCGTCATCGTCACCGGGCATCCCCATACACCATGCCAATGGCGTTGATGTAGAACCAATTCGTCTATCGTCAGATCGGGATACTCATCACACCGTATGATGAGTTCACGGTCGAACACGACCTCGATCTCCCGATAGTCGCAGTTACGGCACGACCAACTATCAGTATGAAGCTTTCCGTCGCTGGCTCGCAGCAGTCGCCCTTCACGACCACGATTATCACGGAGGATGAGTTCCTGTTCCCTGAACGCCCGAATGATGTCTCGAACCTGTGTAGTCGAGATCGAAGGGTATTCTTCATAGGTAATCTTCATAGACCGAGAGCCTTTCGTTGCCAGTAGTCATGAATGGCTGTGTAGTAGGCGTCTAACTCCTCCATAGTGACATTCAGATTGATGACATCCTCCTTGACGGGATTCTGCTTCAGATATTCCATATAGACCTGACCATGAGTCAGTACATGGGCTGGATTACGAGGTAGGTACAGCATCAAACCACCCCCTTGCCATCTCGACAGAGCGGCTCTGCGCCTGGGCCAGATCAGCAAACCCCAACTCGCGCAGGTTACGCCCGGCATAGCCGTAGACAACGACATTGTAGCTGCCGTTGTGATTGATGACCCGCAACTCGACTGGGCCATAAGTGGCCCACCACATCTCACCGTTTGACTCCCAGTTCATCTAACCAGTCCTCCATATGCTCGACCACTTCTAACGATACCACCGCTGTGAGGCGATAGCAAGGGTCTTCTTCCCAATAGCACTCTGTCCAGAAGCCATCGGGGTGTGACACCTAGCCGACCATCTTGAAGTGTAGGACGCTATTATGCGTCCTTTGCTCTTTTCTCCAATTCACGTAACACCCCCGGTATAACCCGTTCGTACTTGAAATCAACCGCTTGCCCCGTCCAGTAGTCGGTATCGAGATCGTACCAGTCACCTAACCAATCGGTAGACAGGTGTAGGTACTCGCACAGATCAGCCAGCCCGGAGATACAGGCTTGTGACAGCGCCGTACCGACCTCCCAATTCTCGTACTCCTCGAACCAACCCTCGTAACTATCGAACCCCTCAAGCAGGGTCTTCATCTCATGTACTTTCATCAAGAACCTCCATGATACGTGGGACAATGTATTGGGCGCTGAATTCGTAACTGACCTCATCCTCAGCCGTGTACCAGGATGTATCGACCCCTAACGCTTCACATAGATCGTACAAACCCCGCGCACAGGCGTGTGATAGCCCATCTTCGATACTCAAGTGGGCGGCACCGCGCAGCCAAAAACCGTACTTAAACTGTAGCTTAGGGTGATGCACGCATAGATAGTCGCGTAGGTCAGCTATCGTTTCCATATAGATGCTCCAAGATCATCGGTACGACCGTGTTACGCTTGAATAGGTACTGGTCAGTATGGCAATAGTAGTGCCTATACCATTCTGTGTCAATACCCAACGCACGGCACAGGTCGTACAGGCCGAGGCCGCAGGCTTGCGATAGACCTTGTTCTATCGCACGATGCCCGTGCAAGTATAACCATCGACTGTGCGCGATGTAGAGTAGCGGATGATTCTCTTTCAACCAGTCACGTAGATCGGCTATAGTTTCCATGATTCCTCCGCAATGAAGTCTACCGCCGCGTTACGGGCAGCGAGAGGCGAACGATGATCTTCTCCGACCTGGTATCCCTCGGTCTGACCGATGTACACCACAGCCCCTCGGTCGTGAGTCGTATCTCTACGATGTCCCGGCGACCATGCTTATAGACGTAGGTCTGGCGCTCAGGGATTAATTGAAAGGGCCACATAATTCGTTCCTTATGATAGCACGCTGGGCGATGAGGCAGAAATGGCAGGCCGTCACCTGATCGATGCCCGCAGAGATACACTCATCGTAGATCGACAGGAGCAGTGGTTCCTGCGGGATGTAGTCACGGTAGGAGCCAGGCACACTGTCGTCTACCTGTGTGCGAAAGTTATACATGCTTCAACCTCTCCATTATCGGCGGTACGATATGCTTGCGAGACCAGGCAATGACACGACGATCTCGATAGGTTCCTTCGGGCCAATTCTCCTTCCACTGATCGGCAATCCCCAGATCGTTATATAGGAAGAACAGCCCCGTTTTGCAGGCGTATGGCAACACCCGGCCCAACTCTTTGTCGGCATTCTCATCGAACCAGGTCGAGAAGTACCGAGTCGTAATACACACGCCCAGCTTATCGTGCAGTTCACGAACCTTCATACGACGATCACCCCCTCTGGTGTCACACACAGCCGCATCATGATGGCCCCAGAGTCGTGAAGGGTGTGGACTTTTCCTTGTAGT